TGGTAAATTTTGACATTAGATTAATAATATAGTCTAAATCATTTCTCATTTTAATATATTGTTACTGATGGTAGTCTTTCAGGATATATTGCGTAATATTCATTTAAAAACGAAATAACTTCCTCCACCTCAATTTCTTCATCTTCATCCTCATCAATATCGAAAACATCCTCATCAAGGTTTAAATCTTCGTATAAATCCTCAACATTTGTTTTTGTAAATAAAAAACCAAAGTTTTCGGCTTCATTCAAATCTACTTGGTCAACTCTTAACTCGTCATCGTTATCATTATTTGTTTTAAATGTAACTTCTAAAGTATGAAGAGTTTCATTTATATAATAATTAACAATTTCTCTAACTTCCATTTTAATAATTTTTAAATCTTCTGAACATATCCAAAGTCTTATTTACCTGTTCTTTTAAAGGTTCCTTAACTTCTTCTTCCACTTCATCAAATGTAATAACATCAATATCTGAAAAGTCAATATCTTCATCATCAAAAGTACCATGTTCCAAATCATCATCACCATCCCCAATCATATCCAATTGTTCATCGGTTTCACCCTCATCAAAAGATACTTCAGGTTCGAACTTAGTGCCGGAAAAAACGTCTTCATTGATACCCATGTAGGTGTGGTGTTTAACTTCACCTTTATTGTTTACAGTCAAACCTTTTTTATCATTTGCAAAGTCTTGAACGTAAAGTGGTTGAACTTCAGGTTTAATGTATTGTGTAACATAACCATCGTATGGTTTTTTGTGTTGGTCGAGAATGTTTTCTTTCTCTTCTTTTGTGATTCCGAAAAAATATGAGTTCATAATTGTTTTTTCAATAAATATATTGATTCAATAGAATGTTTTAATTATAATTGTTATTATGGAATTAAATATAGACGAATACGCAGAAGGTGCAATCCTACTTGATGGTTTGGAAGATGCAATAATAGGTATTGTTGAAGAATTTGGTAACGGACCTAGAATTTTGTACAGTAAACCTAAAATAATACAAATCTTACGTGAAAAAGATTTGATGACTGAGGAGGAGGCTGAAGAATATTATGATTATAATATCTTGGGGTTATATGCTGGTGAACAAAATGCAGTTTTCTTAGATAGAGAAGTTACCCCAAAAAATGTTGATGGTGAGTGGAAATATATGTTAGTATAAAAACATATAGTTCTCAACTATTTTTGTTGCAAATCTTGGTAAAAACCTCTTAACATTTTCAACACTAACTTCTTTTCCGGTTTTTTCCAAAAAACTTACAGTACCTTGAATCATTAAGTCTCTAGACTTATCCGCATTTTCTAACATTTCGTCATATTGTTCACCTTCTAAATCTTTATATGACATTTCTTCTTCTATTTTTTGTCTTCCAACATATAAATAAGGTGATGCACCAAACATATTTATAATTCCTGAGTTTCTAACCATAATTAGATATTTTTGAAAGAATTTCATTTTAAAATGAACAAAAACATCAATATTCGCTAACATTTTTTTATTAAAATCACTCTCATCATTTTCAATGATGTCTTTTTTCTTAATTTTGTTTAATATTCTTTTTTCAAAATTTTCAACAGTATCCCATTTATCACAACAGTTTAATAACGACAATTTTGAACCATTATCCCATTCAATATTATATTGGTCATCACCAAAAACATTTGATTTATAAATTACCGTTCCTTTTTCACCCATAAGAACAGAACTTTCATTTTCCATATAAAGTAAAACTACTCTATCACCAATTTTTAACTCAGGATTCATTTTGTATTTTACAATAAATATATTCGAAGTATTTATTATCATATGAGTATATCAATTATTATCACAGAGTCACAAAAAAGAACAATTTTGAGTGAATCATTTAAGAATGATTTTGAAACACAAATTAAAAAAAATAATGATTTCATAAAAAAAATTGTTAAAGATTCTTCTGAACAAACGGGGTTGAACTTAGAGTTTATGTTAACTTGGGGTGCAGTAATTGGAGGATTTATGAGACCAATTAATGATTTTGTCCAAGGAATATATCCTGAAATGTCAGATATTGAATTGAGTTTGGTATTAACAGGTATAATAGCAATTCATTTCATTGATAATAAAAAAACTGTTGGGAGTATTTTAGAAACCATTAAAGAAAAAGGATTATATAATATTTTCAAAAAGATTCTATCAAAAAGTAATGAATTAAAAAGAGTTTTTATCGGTTTTATCCAAAGTTTGGGAATTACCTTTCATAAAGTAACAAATATTTTAAGTTACGCATTCATTATTCCTATTTTACCAATGTTATATGAAATCGCAACGGACGGAGAACTGAATAATAAAGACATTCAAGAGATTGTTAAAAGATTAGGGACTTTCACAGTTTTAACGGTATCTGGGATTATTGTTAAAGAATTAATAACCAAATTGTTAAAAAGATTCAACAAAACAGTATCTGATTAAATTCATTTACTACTATTATAAGTACTTATAATTGTTTTTATTACCGTGTTTTTATCTTTTTCATTTAATGTATGTATATCACTATGGGTATCAAACCAATTCAGCACAACCTCTTCAAAAGGTTTTTTTCTAAGTTTCGATAGTCGTTTAAACCCTTTAATTTGGGCAGAAATTTCATGAGATTGTGTGTAGTATTTTAATGGGTCTTTAATTTCCTCAATATCATCATCAATTTCATATTCACCACGATGTGATTGTAAAATATGTTCGATTTCATGTGCAACAATTTCATTCAATTCCCCAACCAAATCATATAATTGTTTTTCTATTAAATTAGGATTGTATTCAACACCAATCTCAATTATATCCACACTACTTACAGAATACGCTTCAGTATTAAAATTTTTTATATCATTGTTTTGAACTAAGTAAAGTTCTACTCTGAAATCAACAGGTGAATTTGTAAAACTATATTCATCACCATCAATTGGTAAATTAAACTCACCCTCTTCATTGTCTTTTATTATTTTTATAATGTCTTTAACAACAGTTCTGATTGCAATTCTACTCATTTTTGACTCTGTTAATTGTTTATTATCTGAAACATCAAGTACTAATTCATCTATAGTAATCCTAACATCAGTATCAAAAAATTTAAATGTATCATAAAGATATGACCCTAAGTGTTGTTTAAAATACCAAAGTTCTTTTTCACCAAAATTTTCTAAATTAGGTATTAAACCCAGAATTAACCTAGATATATCATTATTTACCTCTACAATAGTTATTTTCAACGACAAATAATCATACCATTCACCAACACTAATCATTTTTTTTGACTTCAGAACCTCGACTTTGAAATCTATGTCAGCATTCATTTCTACCCCATGTATTATAGGACCATTATATTTCAATACTCTATCTTTAAAGTATTTGTTTACAATTTTTAATAAATTTTCTTTCACCACATTGATAAATACTTTGATTTTTTGTAATTAAATTATTATATTTGAATTTATGGAATTACTAAGTACGTTTATTTGTAAAAACAGTGAACTTGGAGTTCACGGCAACATGTTTGGCGGAGCAATGTTAGCGCTAATTGATGAAACCGCAGCTGCATACGCTTCTCAAGTTTGTGATACTCCCAAAGTGGTCACAATAAAAATTGAAGAGTTAATATTCAAAAGTCCTGTAAAGTTGGGAAACTTGTTAAAAGTATATGGTAAAGTTTTGAAATTTGGAAGAACTTCTTTAACTTTATACATTGAAGTTAGAAAACATAATGTACACACAGGATTACAAGATGTTGTTACTCACACAAACATAACTTTTGTTAAAATTGATGATGATGGAAATTCAATACCTATTTCTGATAGAGTAAAAGTTCGTTACCACGAACGTGTAAAGATATATGGTAAAGGATTATTAACACCTGAAGAATTAGAAAAAGAAAGGAAAAAATAAGATATGAACAGAAAATTTGATTTCAAAGACATCACACTTGTTCCGGAAGTGTTAAGTTCTATTTATAGTAGAACAAGTTGTTCGATTTTGAACGACAAAGGAACTTTACCTATTATGGTATCACCAATGGATACTGTTGTTAGTGAAGAAAATTATGAATTATTTATAAATCAAGGATTTGATGTTTGTTTACCAAGATGTGAATATTCAGATTCAAAAAATATTTTCATTTCAATATCGTTAGATGAATTTGAGGAATACATCACTTATTTTGATGATTTTGAAGTAGATAAATCACCTAAAAGAATATTGGTAGATATTGCGAATGGTCATATGAAGAAACTTTATGATTTGTCCAAAACTTTTTTGTCCAAAACTAAAGGTACTAATTATGAATTAATGGTTGGTAATATTGCAAATCCTAAAACATATCAAAAATTCGCAGAAATAGGTGTTCATTATATAAGAGTGGGTATTGGCGGAGGTAGTGGTTGCTTAACATCGGCAAATACAGGTATTCACTATCCTATGGCATCACTAATTAATGAATGTTTTGTCATTAAAAAACAAAATGGATATCAAACTAAAATAGTTGCTGACGGAGGTTTCAGAAACTATGACGATATTATTAAAGCATTAGCGTTAGGTGCTGATTATGTAATGTTGGGTGGAGTATTAAATAAAACATTAGAATCATCTTCAGAAACTGAATTGTTTAAATTATTTCCAATTTCAGAAAACACATCTATTTATTTGTGGAACGAGTTCCCATTTTTGAGAAAGCACTTTTACAAGAAATTCAGGGGTATGAGTACCAAAGAAGTACAGAAAAAATGGGGAAAAAGTAAATTAACAACATCTGAAGGAATTACAAAGTATAATAAAGTTGAATATACATTATCTTCTTGGACTGAAAATTTAAAAGATTATTTACGTTCAGCGATGTCATACACAAATTCAACAACTTTAGAAGAATTTAAAGAATCTGAACATGTTTTTATTAGTCAAAACGCACTTAATAGATTTCATAAGTAAATTATATACGAAACTATTTTTATTTTGTGTAAAATATGAGTGGATTTTCAGAACAATTACCTAAAAGTAATTTCAACTTTTAAATCTCCATTACCCTTAATTACTCGGTGGTAAACACCTTTAGGTATAAAATATTCTTTACCTTCAGTTAGTGATTTTGGCATCTGATTGTCCATTTGAATTTTCCAATTGTTACTTTGGATTACTTTTACACTTCTATCTTCATTATCGAAATGCCATTTTAATTCATCAGACTTAGTATTTTCAGAAAAAACTCTCGTTCTGGCGTTTCCATTAACTTTTTCTTTGAAGGGTAGTTTTTCTTCATCTAATTTAAACAAAGGTCTTTTGTTGTAAGATATTAAATAATCACTATAATTTTCACCAAATAAAGATAATCCAACTTCAATCTCATCTTGTATCATATACTCAAGATATCTTTCATCTTTGGTTCTTTGATTTGGGATTTTTCTTGTTGTTGGTGTTGTATCTATAAAAATTTGTCCAATTGTTTCTGAAGGTGATTTAAACCCATATACAGATATATCGGTCAATCCAAATTCTTTCAATCTTGGTAAAGAATATTCTTTCAAATATTTGTCTAAACGTTGTTTTAGTTTCATAAATTATGATGGAATATATTAATTTTATCTCTTTCCATATTAAAAAAATTTGTAAGTCCTGTTATGATATCATGTTCAATTTCTTCCTCTTGTTCATATTCCGTACCATCAACATAAACAATAATTTCACATAAACCATTTCGAGTATCATAAATAACATCAAATGAATCTATCTCAGGGTGATATGGTTTAACCATTTCACCCAATAATTTTAATATTGCTCTTTCTTCCATAATTTACCAACTTCTTGAACTTTTTAAACCTAATTTTTTTGCATATCTACCAACAGAACAACTCCAATAACCAGCAGTAGTTCTATCTTTCTTTTGGTCACATTTATGACGAGCTCTAAATGATTTTGCAGCTTTTGGATTTCTATTTCTAACTTTTAAATTTGGGTCACCAAATGTTACTTTTTTAATAGTACCTTTAGGTGTTTTCACATAAACGGCAAACTTTTTAGGACCACCAGGTGTTCTGAATGGACTATTTAATTTAACATTTTTACCACGGTGTTTTGCTTCAGTCAAAACATCTTCTAAATCATTCTCATAAATTGGAGCATCCAACCAAACAATATCACCATTATTTAATTTAACTCTTTTTCCTAAATCACTTTCAACAATCCAAGTATCGTCATCATTAAGTCTTATTAAATTACGGTTATATAGGTCTCTAACTTCGTTTATTAATTTAAAATATCCGTCAGAGTATATTCTAAAAACATTTTCAGATAAACTTATATTATTATCTAAATGATATTCTAATTCTTCTGAAATTTCAACATTTTCAGTCAGTTTCATTGGGGGATTAACCAATTCTAATAAACTTTCTCTTATTATATTTTTTATTTTTTTGTTCATAATTTCGTTTTTTAAATAAATATTCGTATCTTTGTGTTATGAACAAAGAACTTTATTTATTAAGAGGATTACCAGGTTCTGGTAAAAGTACATTAGCAAAATCATTAGTCGGTGACAAAGATTATTGTCATAAGGAAGCTGATATGTATTTCATTGATAGAGAAGGTAATTACAAATTTAATTCGTCTCAGATAAAGGATGCACATAAATGGTGTCAAGAAGAAATTGAATTTGTGATGAAATATGAACACCCTCGGGTTGTGGTTTCAAACACTTTTACTCAAGAATGGGAAATACTACCATATTATGAATTAGCCGCAAAGTATGGATACAAAGTTTATTCTCTAATTGTTGAAAACCGACATGGGGGTGTTAACGAACATGGTGTTCCTGAAGATAAATTAACTCAAATGAAAAACAGATTTGAAATTCGATTATGAAAACAATATTATCATTATTATTAATCCTTGGTAGGATTATTGTTACTATTAAAGTAATAATTTTCTTATTTGATTCTAGAAATGGTTTCAGTTCAAATTTAATTGATGTTGCTGTTTGGTGGATTTTGTTTCTTGTTTTTGATATTTGGTTACAGATTATACTACCATCTCAAAAAGAAGAGTAAATCTAATTATCAGAAGTTTTTTGTGATAAAAAAGATAACCCAAAGAAAAGAACCGAAACAAAGTACAAAATTAAGTTTGCTTTCCACAAATTTCCTGTTAAACATACAAGTTGATATTGCACGATATCGAATCCAAATGGATTGAAAAACATTGCAAGCATCAAAAACTTCACGGATAAGTTTTTTGTAAAAAAATCTACTATTTTTTGTTTTACTATCACCATCGTCCATATATTTCTGTTAAAAAGTTTATTTACATCTCTTAAATTGAGGGTAATTTTATTATAAATACACCTGTAAGTGAATATTTATTGGTAAATGGATATTTATAATTAAAAACATTTTATTATGCCTAAATATATTATAAACGAGAAAAAACTTCGTCAATCTATACGAGAATACATTTTGGAACAAAGTAATGTTGAACCAAAAGAAGAGAAACAGAGATGTGTTGCTGGAAATATAATTTCTTTAGACGAGATAGTTGGTCCTTCTAAAGAATTTCAAAACTACACAAGTAATTTAACTAAAAGAGATGGTGGTATAAACGGAATTGTTGACACATTGGATATGTTAAAAACAATTAGATTACATCCTGATATTAAAGACGGTGGTGAACATTTATCTTACGGTTTAATGAATCATTTAAACAAATTCAGAAATAAAAATTACTTTGATGAGACTAATAGTGGTTGTTTAAAGGCTATGGATAAAGTAATCGAATTGTATAAAGAGAATGAACATGGTGAAGAATTAGTTAGGGATATTGAAAAAGTATTAAAACACAATGACCCGTCACCAAGAGCAAAAGAGTACTTAAAAAGATGTTTAATTTTAATAAAAGAAAAATAATTATGGAAAAAAGATTATCTGAAGAACTAAATCAAATTTTATATTTGACAAATTATAAAAAAGGTGTTGTTATAAGTGAACAAGCCTTACCTCAAAAATACTTCTCATTAATTGGGAACAAGTTAACTATTCAGAATTCAAAACTTTATTTATATGATAAAGATGGTGAAATGACCCCATTAAATGGTGTTGTATCAGAATTCAAAGTAAACCCAAAAACAAATGAGATTGTTGACGGTGATTTTATTAAAAATCAAGGAATTGTTTCTGAAAACTTCAATAATATTGTTCGTTCAAGTCTATCCCCGATACAAATTAACGCAAAATTCAAATTTGTTGGTATAGACCCTAAAGACAATAATGTTAGGGTATTTACTGGTGATATTGCTGAAATGGATATTACTGTATTAGAAAATGATAAGTCATTTAAAAAATCAACAGACGGTCTTATATCTCCAAACACATTTGTGAAAAAAGGTAAAAATGGTTTATTTATTAGACTTTACCCTGGTGGAAAACCTTTACCACTTAGTGCATAAATTAAAAAACAAATATACCGATTACTTTTTCATCATAAAAAGAATCAAATGAAAAAATCGTAAAATATTTATTGTTTTTAGGATTTTTTCTATGAATTTCCTTTGTTTTATAAGTTGATACTTTTGTTCTCTTATCCAAAGTGAGAGAGTAAGAAGTGTAATCACAAGTATCTAATAACCCTAGAGACGCCGCTTTATCCATAGATATCAATTCATATTCTTTAATATCGATATGGAAAACATCGATGAGTTTTGATATCAGTACTGAGTCTTTTTCAATAAGAGATTTACCATCATAAAAATACCCACCAACAGGTAATGATTCATTTTGTCCGAATAGTAGTTTTGAAAAAACAATCAAAACTAACAATATAAGTATTCTTTTCATAATTCTGTTTATTTAGTAATACAAAGATACTCTTTTTTTCCAAACTAACAAAATTTTTTTCAAAAAAAAATGTACAAATATATTTATAGAAAAAAGTGTTAAAAAATGGCAAAATCTAAATCAACAAGTAATGAAAAAATAATTATGGAAAAAAGATTATCTGAAGAACTAAATCAAATTTTATATAACTCCACCGAAAAACCCACAAATCTTTAGTTTGTGGGATGAAAGGTGGTTTTAGTTATATGACTCCTTTCTTTTTCAAACAATTGTATAATTATAGTAATAAAATAACAAAGATGAAATTCACGTCAATATTAAAAAAAGTCATTTTAGAACAATCAAGATTTGAATTGGTTTACAATCGTTTTTTGACAAAAGAATATGGTAGTGTTGAACCTATTGAGTCCGATGATAAAATTTCATTTATGAAAAATGGTGATGAAGTTTTCACTTATTATAAAAAATTAAAAAGACCTACACTGAGTCACCATGTTAGTGGGTTTTTACGTAATATTTTTGGGTTTAATTTTGATGACACTGAAGATATCTTTGATAAGTGGTTTTCAAAACATTTCAACTTGGAAGTTGATTTTAATAGAAAAGATTATATAAGGAATTATATTAAAAATCAAAAATTAAAAATTAAAACTTATAATCAATTTTTTGGTCTTAAAAAACCGAAAAATTGGGGTAAAGGTGATGATATAACTGTTGACACTATTAAAGACCAAATTGTTGGTGATTTAACCGATGGGTATGATTTATCAGGTATCAATAAAGAGGTTGTGAAACATGGTGTTGATAGATTTGCTCAAAAGTGGTATAATGATGTTAGAGATTTAGATTATGATTCCGCAATTTATAAAACAAATTATATTAGTGAGACTGATGATTGGGATGAATTTTTGGGTGAAATAGGGATTTAACAGTACAACCGATGTAATTGATACAACAAGTGAATAAACTCCTCCAACTCCTTAAAGTAGAAATTGGAGGATTTTTTCTTTAATTCCTGATTGTTTAATACCTTCGTTACCATTTGGTGTTAGAACAAAATTATCCAATCCCCATTCGTGTTCAAATTCCATACCATTAACTTTACCTGTTTTACCCATATTAAGGTCATCAATTGCAACCCAATGAGTAATTTCAGGATGATTTTGTAGGTACTGTTTGATTTCAATAGACCTAGTTTGTTCTAAATCCCATTGACGAGACCACGGAAATGTATCTTTATCGTAATTGGTACATTCACCTAGATTTGGTGTAAAATCAATAGGTTTATTAATAATACCTTGAGACTCGTAATATTCTCCCATCTCATGAACATTAGCCCAACGTTTCCAGTCTGATGATACAACAATTTCAGCACCCGTTTCTTCTAAAATTTCATTTAAAACTTTGATTGCCTTTTTGTTGAAATTATCAAAACGGTATTCGATAGGAATCTCTAAGTTAGTCGTAGATAATTTACGACCACCCCACTTCTTCTGTTTATTAAAACGACCACCCCATTCTGAGGATAGACAGATAACACCATCATGGTCTAAAAAAATTATTTTCATACTATTTTCCATATACTTTGTAAAACTTTTCTTGTTTTTTTAGCGTCCTCAACATTACCAATAACCACACCATTTTTAATTGTAAAAACATGACCTCTTACTGAAACCAAAAATGTTCCAATCGGATTATCTTTGATGAATTTTCCAACAGTCAAAGCTCTTTTTATTTTTTTATTCTTAATCTTAACATCGTAGTATAGCGAATAAAACTTACCAACAAGATTGAATTTTTTACCGTTAATTACTTCATTTTTTTTAACCAAGATTTCCAATTTTACTACAAAATTATGAACACCATCTCTGTGTTTTCTTTTCAACACTTTCTCACAATATGTATGAGATTCATCATATGGTATATCAAATGATGATGCAAATGCTCTTACCACACAATCATTTCGTTCTCCTTTAGCAATTACAGATTCTTGATATCCTTTAATTGCTTCGTTCGTTTTACAATAAGGTAGTTTCATATCCATGATACAAAGATACAAAAAAAATATGAAATAAAAAAACCCCCATTGTAAAAAAATGGGGGTTTAACATTAATTTTTATTAACTTCCTCAAATTCGACATCTGAACCATCAAAACCCGTATCTGTCGTTGTTTGATTATAAAGGTCTTGACTAATTTTTTGGAACTTCAAGTTAATTTCATCTAGTTTTGTTCGGATAGATTCAATATCCCTACCACTTATTGATTTTTTTAATTCTTCAATACCATTTACAACCTCACTTTTTTGTTCCTCGGACAATTTATCGTCCAAGTCTTTTAATGATTTTTCCATTTGAAATACTGTTGAATCGGCAGTATTGATTAACTCAGCTTCTTCTTTGAATTTCTTATCCGATTCTGCATTCAACTCAGCATCTTTTTTCATTTTTTCAATATCTTCTTTTGAAAGTCCTGAAGATGACTCAATTCTAATTTCTTGTTTTTTATTAGTCCCTTTATCAAGTGCCGAAACTTGAATAATACCATTTGCATCAATATCAAATGTAACTTCAATTTGTGGAATACCTCTCATTGAAGGGGGAATACCATCTAAATGGAATCGACCAATTGTTTTATTGTCTTTTGCCATACTTCTTTCTCCTTGGAGAACGTGAATTTCAACTGATGGTTGGTTATCTACTGCGGTAGAGAAAACTTGAGATTTTTTAGTTGGGATTGTGGTATTTGATTCAATTAATTTTGTAAATACACCACCCATAGTTTCAATTCCTAATGATAAAGGAGTAACATCAAGTAACAATACATCTTTTACATCACCACCCAATACACCACCTTGAATCGCGGCACCTAATGCCACAACCTCATCAGGATTTACACCTTTTGAAGGTTCTTTTCCGAAATATTTTTTAACCGCTTCCTGAATTGCGGGAATACGTGTTGAACCTCCAACCAAAATAATTTCATCAATTTGGTCAGGATTTAATTTTGCATTTCTTAATGCCGATTTACAAGGTTCAATTGTTCTTTCAACCAATTTTTCAATTAATTGTTCAAACTTAGCTTTAGTCAAATTTCTAACCAAATGTTTTGGTACACCATCCACCGGCATTAAATAAGGTAAATTAATCTCAGTTGATGGAGTTGATGACAATTCAATTTTAGCCTTCTCAGAGGATTCTTTTAATCGTTGTAGCGCCATTGAATCTTTTGACACATCAACGCCATTTTCATCTTTAAATTCTTTCACCAACCAATCAATAATCACCTGGTCGAAGTCATCACCACCAAGATGTGTATCACCATCAGTTGATAATACTTCAAATACACCATCACCCAATTCTAATACAGATACGTCATGTGTACCACCACCACAGTCGAACACAACAACAATCATATCTTTATCTTTTTTATCTAACCCATACGCTAATGCCGCAGCGGTTGGTTCATTAATAATTCGTCTAACATTTAGACCTGCAATTTCACCTGCTTCTTTTGTTGCCTGTCTTTGAGCATCATTAAAATACGCAGGAACTGTAATAACCGCATCAGTCACAGTTTCACCTAAATAATCTTCAGCGGTTTGTTTCATTTTTTGTAGTACCGCAGCAGATATCTCCTGTGGTGTAAATGTTCTACCATCAATATCCACTCTTGGTGTGTCATTATCACCCTTAACTACTTTATAAGGAACTCTACCAACCTCATTGATTGATTCTGAATACTTAGACCCCATAAATCGTTTTATGGAATAAACCGTTTTTGTTGGATTCGTGACCGCTTGTCGTTTAGCAGAGTCACCTACTTTTCTTTCACCATCTTTAATGAATCCTACGATAGATGGAGTTGTTCTTTTGCCTTCATTATTTGTAATTACAGTAGGTCCACTACTTTCCATAACTGCAACACATGAATTTGTGGTACCTAAATCCACGCCTATTATTTTTCCCATGTTTTTAATTTTTTTTGTTTAGTTTATTTTTTTTAAATTTAGTTAATTTATTTTATGGAATCAAGTCCGAAACAAATATTGTTAAAAACCATACCAAATTAATAATACAGACATTTTGTCATTAAATTTGAAAAAATGTCAGATTAATATGACATTTTTTCATTTTGATTTTTATTTTTTTATTTGTAACTTTGTGAAATGGATAATAAGAAAAAAAATACTAATATTGCACCCTTAACAAAGTGGGAGGTGATATACGAAGATGAAAATACCTTGGATATTTGGAGATATGATATCAAAGTAAGTCGTATTAATCCATATGAGGTTGAAATACTATATAAAAATGATAAGAATGACAGAGCAAAAATTGCAAGAATGAACAAAAAGTGATATTTATCATAATATGAAAATGATTTCTGTTCTTGGTCAACGAATCGATAAACAATATTTGTTATCAAAACTATATGAAATGGGTTTTGATGAAGAAAGTGCTGAAGATGAATTAGAGTACTTGATTGATTATTTATATGAACTACCTGACCTTATTGATTTATATAGAATAATCTCTGTCGATAATAAAAAAGATATTGATATAAAAAAACCGGGCTCACATTACTCAACATCAAAAAAAGATTTATTAAAATCTTACTCTTTTTGTACAGGTTGTGGTGATGAAATCTATCTACTAACAGTAGAATCACCAAAAGAATTGATTGATATATCACAAACTTTGGCAAATAGGATACTTTATCCAAATGAACAAGAGATAACCTTAAAAAATAAAGGTAGTGGGGTTAACACGGTCTCAATTAAAAAAATCAAACGTTAGAATTAATTTTCTTTTGATGCGTATTTTACACCCATAATAGTTCCGATAATACTAAATGCGTTGGTTAATAAAATACCAAGCATGTTTGACCATGTTGACCCAATAATCTGAGTGTCTTTGTTCATATATAAAGAAATCATATACATGATTGTTGTAATCACCCCAACAGTTATAATAACACCTAAAGAAACTTTAACGATAACACTAATCAATTCTGTTTGACTTTTTTTCTGTAACAAATCCAAATCATTCATCGCAACATGTTTTGCATTTTCAGCCTCAATACGTGCTTGTTCTGATTTAATCATTGATTCTCGTAACTCCTGACCAATTCTTTGGTTGTCTTCTTTCCAAGAGGTTAGTTCTCGGTTTTGTAATTCAATCTGAGATTTGGATTCCTCAACACTCGTTAAAGTGTTTTGTAATTCAGTCATTATTCTTTGATTCTCTAAGTTTAATTCAGAAAGTTCTTTATTTTGGATTTGGACTTGTTTTGTTATTTCTAATCTTCTTCTTCTTATTTCTTTATCTTTTGAAATACAGAAATCAAGATACTCTTTGAATTCAATATTATCATCAGCGTCAATTACTTTAGCAATATTACCCTCAAGGGCGATATTTTTTGACTTATTTAAATCAATTAATTGTTGTTGACTATTTTTATCAAATACTATCATTTATATATTTTAAATGGTGCGGTTCTATTTTTGTAACTTTCGTAATCTTGTCTAAACTCATCTAACCTTGGTTCAATGTCATCCGATTTTATAATCCAAAATTGAGCACCCGCCTGTAGAGCTTTTGCTTGTTCTTCAGGTTCATCTGAAGATGAAATAATCCCAATAACTACATTGTTCCCGTATTCAAAATTTATTTTTCTTATTAACTCAATACCATCAAAGGAAGAACCAATAATATTTAAATCAACGAATACACATTCAGGTCTATCACTATTATCCCCAGTTAACCATCGTTTAAATAGTTTCGCCGCTTCATCCGAACTGTTTAAAGATTTTAGTGAAAGACTAATATCCAATAACGAACACGCATCTTCGAATACTAAATGGAATAAATCTTCATCATCCACTAATAAAATTGAATCAATCATTTTTTTGTTTTTTTACTTTTTTATGTTTATTTTAATTTTAGTTCCGACTTCATTTTTTTCACAGGTAATTTTAAACCCATGTTCTTCCAAAATTGCAACACAAATATTCAACCCCA